CATTATCAGACATATTGTTAATACCATTTAACCATCTCTCGTATGCGTTTCTAATTAAAAAGTCAGTATCATTTAGCATAGTTGTAGTCCATGTACCGAATGTTCTATCACCCGCTACATATAACTCCCTACCTCTAAATGGTATCGCAACTTCTCCCAAGGTCATTCCTGGTAGACTTGTTGATGTACATAAGAAAGACATTGTTTCAGTCTCTCCACCTACACTTGCAAATCCAGGGAAAGGCATTGTCACTCTGAACTGATTGGCTCGAGCTCCACCGCCTCTTAACTTACTTTTAAAGTCATTTATATTTGGCATGGTTCTACGCTCCTATCACTTCTTCAAACGAGACGCCTGTTCTTGTCGCCACGAATGTTAGAGTTATAAAGTTGATTGATCTAGCAGGTTTGACAAAAATGTCAGCTCTAAATTCATTTCTATCAATGACATCGCCTGTATTGTTTGTTTCGTCACAAACAACCAAGAAGTCTGTAATACCTCTTCGGCCTTGTACATCTCTTAAAAATGGCTCTACAATGTTTCTAAATTGTGCTCTTGTAAATTCGTCATTAAACTCGAACAATTGAAATTTAGAAGCAGTTGATATTGCCTTCTCTAAAGTAATGAATAGTCTTCTTACATTTATTCTATCAAACGCACTAGGAGCAGATAATCCAGTTTTATCACCAAACAAGATTGTACCTTGTCCTGGGAATGTAACCACTGGGTTTATTCTAGCTCTGTATAAATCATCTCTTTGTGTTTTGTTAGGATTATAAGCAAGTTTAACTGCACCTCTTACTACACCTCTGTTAAAACCAGCAGGTGAGAAGTGTGAGTCTGCAACTAGATCCGTTCTAGCACATAAACCCGCCATATCTCCGTTTAATGGTACAAATCTGAATACGTCAGCATATTTGTCGTAAGTATATTTGTAACCACTATCAAATACTACAAATGAAGATGATCTGATTGAATTAAAAAATCCAGTCACGTTGGTTGTTTGCGTCACACTATTTGCAACATTAACTACATCACTTCTTTCAGGAGAAACAAATACTACTGCGTCTTTTCTGTTTTCTGCGATTGTAATTAGGTTGTCAATATGTGTTGCGTCACATGTACCAGCAATGATTAGATTTATGTCTGTTGTCTCAGCGTCTTCAAATTTCTCATAATCAGTGTTCTTTTGGCCAACTGTAGCAGCTGAACCGTCTGCACCGCCTCTTAATGAGTCATTTTTAATTGTTGTGACAGCAGTAAATGTTGTTGATTGAACAGCAGATCCCCAATTAGTACCACTAGTATGATGATCCATCCAATAAACATAAGCTGATTTATTGTATATTACATCTGGATAATAGTTAGTATCTCCTTGTGGAGTTTTTGCGTCAGAAGCTTTTGATAATGAATCATATACTTCTAATATATCTCCTGCTTTTCCTGTTATGCCACCGTCTTCGTCAACTACTACAACGTGTAATTCATCATTAACACCTGATCTGTCAGAAGCATAAGGTGATGTTCCTGGTGCAGCACTAACTAGATCATAGTATTGCCATCTTCTTCTTACAGTAGCTCCGTTAGCAACAGCAGTATGTAAACCGCCAACGCCTGATGGATGTCTTACGATTGTAAGTGTAGCTGAAGCAATACCTGTAATTCTATATTCATAACCGCCAGTTTCGCCAAAGTTTATAATATCTCCGACTGATATACCAGATACGGATGCTACCGTTACCGATGTATCTCCAACAGCTAAGTTAGTGTTATTTACAGTTGTTTTTGATGTTTCTTCGTATGCAGTTGAACTTGGACAGATGGATATTTTTAAGTTGTTACCATGAGCACCTGCTGTTCTTGCAGCCCAAAGTCCTACTGAACCTTGACCTGTAGCATAGTTATCTTGGTAGGCTTGTGTGTTGTTGATCAATACGCCACTTGCGTTAGCAGTTGCGTTTAAGATCCCAGTTCCCGAAGCTCTTACTACTCTTAAAGCGTTTCCGTATTGCAAGAAACTTGCAGCCGAAAAGAACGATTCAAAAGTTGTAGAGTTAGGCTTACCAAAAATTTCTACTAATTGACCTTCAGATGAAACTGTTGTAATCTCATCTAATGGACCTTGAGTAAAATCACCTGCAAATGCACCTATTGAGGTTGCAACTGCTGGTATTACATTGGTTAAGTCTTTTTCTCTTACGAGAACACCTGGTGAAACTTGAAATGCCATATGTGTTGTTCTCCTATTTAGCTAAATAGTATCATTAATCTCAAATCTATTTATGTTTTTATAGACCTTTACGGACTCTTACAGGTGACCACACCTCACCTTTATCGTCTATTATTGTGTCTTCCTCTGTGCCGTCATCTACAAACCCAAAAGGTGCCATATCTTGTTCTATTGCGTTTTGTTGCTCTTCATACATTCTAGCACGTACATCTAGGTCTGTTAATTCTTTAAAATATCTTTGATTAGATATCCATGCAAATATCACTAAACACATTGCAAGGTCGTCATTAGAACCTTCTTCAGCTTGCCATGATTGACCTCTTCTTACAAAGGTTGATAATTCTTCTATAATATTAAAGTCATTAATTATAAGTTTATCGCCTTCAACCAATGTTTTTAAGTTTGTACAACCAATTCTTTTAACTTGTTTTGTCATACGAACACCTAGTTGAGACCCTCGTTTAGAAAAACCACCACCTAATATTTGACCTGCTCTACCTTTCATCATACACATTAATAAGTTTGTGTATTCTAATTCAAATTGTAATGCGTCTGCTACTTGATGACCCACATCATTTACCTCAACACAAACATGAGCATTGTTATATGCTCTTGCAACCTTTTCAATAGTATGAGGAAATAGTAAAGGTTTAATTTCATTGTTTCTATATTTTGCAACTATGCGATAAGGCATTTTTGATACGTCAAAAACTACAAAGGCAGAATAATCTTTTACTGTACCTCTTGCTACGTCAACCGTCATTACATAATCTCTACCTTTAATTGCTTGTTCGTACATATCTAAACCATTTTGAGATACAATAGGATTACTATGCGACATGGTTCTAATTTTAGATGGATTTAAAAGTGTGTCTACCGAACCTACAAACTCACACTCAAACTCTGTGGCAAATTGTGCCTCACTAGTGTTTCTTATAGTTTCTTCTTTCCACTTATCATCTCTACCTGGTACTTCAGACCAATGTACTTCAATAGGTTTGTAATCATTTCTTTTATGTATTGCGTCATTCCACAACTTATAAAACATATTCATACCATGTGGTGTAGATACAATCATCACTTTAGATTTTTTACCAGATGATATTGTAGGATATACAGAGCTAAAAAACTGTTCAGATATATTTGCAGGTATGAAAGCAAACTCATCTAAAAATATTATGTTAAATGAACCACCTCGAATTGCACTTGAAGAAGTTGCAGCTGCAAGTATTTTTGATCCATTCTCTAACTCTAACGAACCTTTGTTCCAGTTTAAAACACCTTGTTGTAAAAATGTAGGTAAGTTTTCATATGCAAGTTGCAATCTACCTAGTAAGTCTCTAGCAGTTGTAGATTTGTTGGCAAGTATTGCAACATTAATATTATCATTAAATATAACTTGATGTAATAGATATGCAATGATGGTAGTTGATTTACCTGATTGTCTTGGTAGTTTACAAATAGAAAATCTGTTATTATGAAAAGTGTCTACCATCTTTTCCTGAAAAGGATACATATTAAAAGGCACTAAACCATCATCTATATTTACAATCTTTGTATATTTTTTGACAAAGTAAATAGGATTTTCCATACACTTTGCAATCTCTCTGATTTGTTCTTCAGAGTATTGTTGTTGTGTATTTGCTTTAAATAGATTAGGATTGCCTAAATAATTTTCACTCATTTAAATAAAATTATACCATCCTGTGACGATATATTTTTCTCCTTTATTTGTTATTTGTCCTTTATGTACATGACTGAAATGTGCAGGCCAAATTACTGTTAAACCTTTTTTTGCTGGCATAGTAATATTTTGATATTTAAATATTGTACCACCATCTTCGACATCATTTAAATAAGTCATAAAAACTAAAACTCTATCACAGCTACTTTTAGTCATAACTT